TGCTGGTATTTTTTTAGAAAGCTGATTAAATCGTTTTCCTTTGCACGTGCCTTCATATTGTGAACAGATACAGTTAATATTGCAGCTGCAAGGTGTGAACGTGTTACCCCTGTTAATGAAGCAGCCTCGTCAATATTTTTTATTGTCGCACTTGAAAGACGAATTGTAATAGTTGTGTCTCGCATAGTCTACCTACCTTCTTTTTATAAGCGTATTCCTGTTGATACCTGTCTCATTACACTTTCCTACAATTATTAAATACAGCTACAATCATTTCGTATTTTGTTTTCACGTTTTTACTAATGTATAAATCATGAGCGACCTTAACTCCAAGATTAAGAAGCTCCGACTGCGATATGCTTAATGCTTCCGACATTTCCTCAATCATTTTTATACTTTCGTCCGAAAGTCTCGCGGATGTAGGTTTTTTTGCCATATCTTCCTCCGTAATATTTATTTACTCAAACAAATTTCCCCCGTAATGGTGATCGTACCAATCTTTTGCACTTACGTTCCAGTCTACTTTCTTCCATGCTCCGTCCGGCATTACCGCAACCCTTCTTGTCGGTGTTATACCATCGGGAGCGTTGATTCTCCGGCATCTGCAATTCACAACTTCCTTTGCAGTCTTCAGTGACGTGTTCGAAGGGTGAACGATACGTGGAGAGCTGAACAAAACGCCCCCCACCGAGAAAGCGGGTGTACCGTTAATGATCTTCGCTTTCTGCCTGTCTGCTTCCCGGTGCGTGGGCCTCGTTTTGCCGTCGAGAGCTGAAGACCAGTAATATATGAACTCTACCCCGGACTCTTCGGCTTCAAACGCCATTCTCTCCTGTCCGTAGCTGTAGGCCCTCAGAAGCTCTGTACGGGCTGTCATGAGGGCTTTCGCCTCGTTCTGTGCGTACACATCGTCTATCAGCATTAAGCGCTTTTTAAGCTCCTGTACTGGCAGACCCTCAATTATGTTTTCTGCTACTGCCTGCCTGAGCCTGTACTGCATTACAACCTTATCATGAGCCATGCGGTCAAGGAAGGTGTGGCCCGCAATACGCTCTGAGAAAGCAGCATCTACCGCCCCTGTATCAAGAGCAGGGAAGTTCAGGGAGTAATTGGCCCCGGTAGGGATATCCACATTGATAGCCTTCTCCACGGAATACGCTTCTGCGTAATACGTCTTTTGTGATATTTCGGAGAAACCGTCTTGAATAATGGTACCGATCACATCCTGTGTCTGTGCTACTTCTGCGTCTATCTGCTGTAAGAGGGAAGCCAGCCGTGCCTCTTCAAATTCAGGAGTCTTCAGGCCAGCTTCGGCATCCATGCGGTACTTTGCTATCTTCAGGAGTATCCGTTCCCGGCTCTCTGCGTAAACCTTCACCAGGTTCCTTTTACGCTGTGCTATTGCCTGCAGGGCAGAATTAAATACCCCTCTTTCATCAGCTACAAAGCTCATGCAACATCTTCTCCGTCAACTTCCTCTGTTTCCTCTTCGGTTTTTGCGGTCATGTTTGCCTGGAAGCGGTCGAAATTCCTCTGTGACTGCTCCTCTGACCGCTTCAGCTCCTCTTTTACGTCTTTAACGGTTGGTATGTAATCAAATACTGTCTCATCACTCACACCAAGGTCTTTCATCAGCTTCGCCTCGGTAAGCCTCTGTGAAACGTCTTCAGGGAGGTTTCTCTGTAGAGTTATCTCTACCTGCTTCGCCTTATTTGCCTTCCAGAACTTGAATTTATCAAACACGCTTTTCTGCCTGAATAGAATTGCATTGATACAATCTATTGATTCATACTCACCCTGAATGAACTGTGATTCATACTGAGAAGCAATATTTTCAAACCCCAGGAGTTTATACAGTAACGCTACTCCTGATTCAGCGGCGAAGTCCTTACTGTCGAAGTCCGGGACACCGCTCATGGTGTGTATGAGCTTTTCCAGCCGATCCCACAACTGCATATTGAAATCAGCGTCAATGTGCTTTTCCAGATAGCTCATCTGTGCCCCTGGGGAAAGCTCGAATATACGCCGCTGTACCATTGCTTTCACTTCATCGGGATTACTCGGTAGCTTGTCTCCTATGAGTATCATGTACAGCATCTCGAACCGCTGAACCTCGTTCACGTCCGTTGTCACCACTACATCAAGAGCATCTATAATTTTCTTGACGGAATCAAACACGCCTATCTGGTAATCATCACCGTATTCGATAACAGGGACCCGCCCGAAATCGTGTTTTACATCTTTCCGGCTGCTCAGTGCTGATCCGCTCATATCGTATTTGACGATCTTATCAGAGTAGTACACTTCAACTTTCGTTGTCGTAACATCGGCGGTATCAGTCTGGTCGTAGTACCGTATAGCAGCTATCAGCTGCGGCTCAACCGAGTAGTCATACACGGTAATCATTTCATTCTGGTAAATCACCGCGTAGAGAGGAGTGAGGGCCCCTGCTACCACATCTGTATAAAAGAGCTTATACGCTACACCGTGGACGATTAAGTCAAGTCCTATGTCAGCGGTCTTCTGCATGTTCTTGTTGATATAGAACACATCAAGAACCTGCTCCATATAGTCTTTATCGTCTGAGGAGTAGTTGACAGGCCTTGAGAAGAGATAATTTTTCGTTGTCAGTGCTATTTTTCTGCCGTATGGAACTGGTATCTTATTGTTCGGGGTGATCTCACTGTTGTCCTTGTCGTTAGTTGCAAGAATAGTAGGGTTATTCCCCTTGAAATAGTGCTCATTCTCCTCGTATCCTGTGGTGTCGTGCGAGTTAATGAGGTCCGTTATCTCGGTTTCTGTGAGTTCGCCGTTTGTGAGTATTGCTTTAATCATAGTCCTAACGCTCCTAAAGATACATTTGACGCCTTGAGTATTTTATTCACGCTTTCTAACGCATACCGTAGCGCATCTATGCAGTGATTATGCTTATCTATCAACACCGGCAATATCTCTCCGGTGATCCTGTCCTTTTTGTGTGAGTATAACTTAAACTCTTCTATTGTGTGTCGACACCGTGGGTGAATGACTATCTCCTCAAAAGACCTAATCAGGGCTACTCCATCAGTAACGCTGTTCTTCCCCTTTTTAGCTGACCTCATCCTGGAGTATCCGTTTTTCTGCATATAGCTGATAGTCTCTGGCCTTGCGGAATCAGCGGTGATAATGTTATCCCTTGCACCTGGCACCGAATCAAACATTTGTGGTGTCTCGTCAATATCAACCCCTACTCCATAGGCTTCATAATCTATATATAGTTTAGTGTTCTCCACATAACACCGTATCAATGCAGTAGGGTCCTGCGAAAACCCCCAGTCAGCACCGTAATAGAACTCCGCACCTTTCGGGGCCTCAAATTCATCTACACGATATTTCCCTTTGAACACCTGTGCCTCGGAAACTTTCCGATACTGCCCCTCCCACACCCACAGGTACTTGTCATAATCAGTCCGCCTGTCATACTCCATCTCTGACCGTAGAACTTCCGGGAAGAAAGGATTGTCCCAGTAATTCATATTTATAACGAGTGCATCTTCCCGCTCTTTCTGCCTGAACTCTATATCAGTGGGGTCTTCCTCGTTTTCTGGATTATAGGTAATATATATCTGACTGTCAGACTTCCGGATTGTCGGCTTCAGGATGTCCCAGGAGTCCTGTGATACGCTCTGTGCCTCTTCTACCCAGCAGAGGTCAATCCCCTCTGTGGACTTTACCTCTGTTACGTTATGGCGAAGCCCCTTAAAGATAAACAGAGAGCCGTTCTTCCCGATTATAGCATCCCTCTGGACGTTATAAAACCATCCAAGCCCTCTGCGCTCTATTGTATCAGCAAGAAGCTTGTGAACGGAATCTTTGATAGTTGACTGTATCTCCCTGGTACAAAGCATCCTCCGGGGAAACTCTAAACCTCTGAGAAGGAATATATCAGCAACGCTCCACGACTTTGAGGAACCTCTCCCGCCGTAGAGTACCACATATCTTTTGTCGGTATTGACCGCCGGAATAACCTTATCCGGTAGGCTTATCCTTATGTCCTGTACCTGCGCTCTCAATCGTTACCTTAACGCTCATATCTCCGGTTTGATTTAAGTCAATGCTCTCTTTCGGCTTCCCATGGCATTCTGCCCATATCCTTGATATCTGATCTGTCTTCCCATCTTTTGCAAATGCGGCAAGGCAGCGAAGGATGCCGGCCTCAAGGAGCGTTGCCGGTTTAAATGCCTGAATCTCCGACACTGGAAGGTTGCTGATCTTCCAGTATGCATCAATGATGGCTGGTTTCGTTGCGTTGGATATTTCACGGACTTCCGGAGGAAGCGGCTTTCTACCGCCGCCCCCGTTACCCTTCTTGAAACTTCCCTTATTTCCACCTTTAGGTGCTGGCATACCGATTGCTTTCCGTTTTACGCTACGTTAAATTCGTCCATATACACTTCATTTCCATACAGCTTGATAGATTGAGCAGCCTCCCTCAAATCCTTTTTAACGTAAAATGGCTTTCCATTTTTCCGTAGAATTTCAGTGGATTTTCTTAGAAATTCAGCCCAATCAACATTTTTATCAAGCCCCTGGAAATTATTAAGCTTCCCAACTTTGTAAATATCAACATGCGGGATTGACCTCTCCATAATAGCAAGAGATTCTTCAGGAAATATTACCGGCTCAAAAGAAGCCCATGTCCTCACTCCATCTTTTTTAAGAGCTGAGAGAGTTTCAATCCTTTCATCTGGCGTTGCTGCTTCTGGCTCCCACTCTATACTTTTATCAGTGCTATTCATGGTAAGAGTCATTCCTACCTGTATTTTGCTACCAAATTGCTTTATTACGTCAATATCATTAAGCACTGTTTTACTCTTCGTAAGTATTGCTACAGGTATATCATACTTCAAAGCAAGTTTGAGACATTCTCTTGTTAGCCTGAGCTCTGACTCAAGGGAGTTGTAAGGGTCTGACATAAAACAGAACAGAACCTGCTTATCAGTACCGGTGTTTTTCTTGCAATCCCTCTCGAACTCCTGCACAATGTTCCTTCTCGGTTTTACCGTAAGATATTCTTCCCTTTTTTGAAATCTGATATTCGGTGCATAACAATACTTACAGCCATGATTACACCCCATGTAAATATTACATGCAAGCGGTGAATATTCGCGGGCCTTCCCGCGTGGTTCATAGATTACGCTCATACTTCCTCCTATTCAGGATTTAATTTTATTCGCGCGTAGATTTTTCTTCCACGCTGTACGTAAAATATATTACATATTCCATATCATGTAATCTTAATTTCCTTCATTTTCCCTCTATTCAAATGTACTACACGCATGTTTAAGCGTCAACAATATTATGTCTCATTGATTCTATTACATCATACTCAACTCTTTCCCTGTACTCCTCTTTCTTCCCGGGATTCCACTGACTCAAAGGACGATAGAACCCCACTACACGGGAATAACACTCCACCGGTACCTGCTTATTCATAGTACCCCTCCCCTATCCTTGTAATGGTCCGCGCAATCTTGTCTTTCACCGCCTGCGCTACCTCAGGATCATTAAAAGCCAACTGTAACGCCACCACAAGCACATCTGCAACCTCTTCAGGATCATAACTCTCTTTTCTGTTCGTGATATAGCTTTCCAGATACTCCACACATTCTTCAGCGAGCTTATTGATCTGGTTCTCTTTACCGAAGTGATTGCATATAGTGTAGAGATCGGAAATAATT